CAGGGTAACATCCTTGAGACGTTCCTCTCCTTGTCTAAGGCAGCTGACGCTGAAGCAGATGGTGACAATCCTACCAAGGTCTTCTATAAGGACTTCATCGCACTGAACTCCAACATGGCCTTTGCAGGTTACAATCCTTCTCAGAAGGAAGACACCTATCAGAATACTATTCCCATTGCATCCGGTTTCTCTTCTGGAACTATTCCTTATACGGTTGCCGAAGGTCTCTGGGGTCAGGAAGCTAAGGACACTCACTTCTCCTCACTGGGCAATAAGACGTACACCCTCTCCGGTGGTGCTGATTATCAAGCCAACGGTGGTATGGAAGCTGACCTTGCAAGTCTTGTTCAGGGTTACGGATTGTTTGCAAACAAAGATGAGATTGAAGTTGATTACCTGATGATGGGTCCTGGTCTCGCTATCGAGAACCAGTCTCAAGCTAAGGCTAACTACCTTATCTCGATTGCACAACAGAGAAAGGATTGTATGGCTACAATCTCACCTCATAGAGCAAACGTTGTCAACGTAACTAACTCGACTACACAGACACAGAACGTACTTCAATTCTACGCTCCTGTATCGTCTTCTTCTTACGCTGTCCTCGACACGGGTTACAAGTACACCTTCGATAGATTTAACAACGCATTCAGATATGTCCCAACTAACGGTGACATTGCTGGACTGATGGTTAGAACTTCTATCGAATCTTACCCTTGGTTCTCACCTGCTGGTGTCCAAAGAGGTATCTTGAATAACGCAATCAAGATGGCCTACAACCCAACCAAGGCTGAGAGAGACGTTCTTTACGGTTCAAGAATTAACTCTATCATCACTCAAAAGGGTGCTGGTATTGTACTCTTCGGTGACAAGACCGCTCTGGCATATGCTTCTGCGTTTGACAGAATCAACGTTAGAAGATTGTTCCTTACCGTGGAACAAGCACTTGAGGGTGCTGCTAATTCACAACTCTTTGAACTCAACGACGCGAACACAAGAGCCAACTTTGTTAACATTGTAGAGCCTTACCTCCGCGATGTACAAGCCAAGCGTGGCATCTTCGACTTCCTCGTAGTTTGCGATGAGACGAATAACACTCCAGACATCATTGACAACAATGAGTTTAGAGCTGACATCTTCCTTAAGCCAGCGAAATCTATCAACTTCATCACACTGACGTTTGTTGCCACCAGAACTGGTGTTGACTTCTCAGAAGTTGTTGGAACTGTTTGATTTTTGTTAAATATAACTAGGAGGATTTACCAATGGCAGTAACAAAAACCCTTTCGGAATTTAAGTCAAGATTAGCGGGCGGTGGCGCCCGCCCTAATCTATTTGAAGTAACAATTCCATCCTTCCCTTCCTCCATCTCGGAGGCTTGGGGAAGTGGTGATCAGGCACAAAGTGGAACATTCAAGTTCATGTGTAAGGCTGCAGCTATGCCTGCATCTAACGTGGCAGCTGTTCCCATTCCTTTCAGAGGTAGAAGTCTGAAAGTTGCTGGAGACAGAACATTCGATCCATGGACCATCACCATCATCAATGATGAGGACTTCTCCATGAGAACTGCATTCGAGCAGTGGATGAATGTCATCAGTAAGTTGGATGATGCAACGGGTGTAACCAACCCTTCATCTTATATGTGTGATGCATATGTCCAGCAACTCGGTAGAGGTGCTGAGATGAACTCCACAACCAATGAAGGTGGTCAATCATCTGTTCTCAGAACTTACAAGTTCTATGACATGGTTCCAACCACTATGTCTGAGATCACATTGAGCTATGAAGATACGGACACCATCGAGCAATTCGATGTAACCTTCGAGTATCAGTACTACACCGTAGGTAACTCACTGCAGTCTACCGGTGGAAATTCTGACGAGGTTCTTATTGAGTGATAAATAACTAGACAAGCAAGTCTAGTTAATCATAATGGCCAGATTATTTGGTTTCTCAATTGAAGATAACGAAAAGACCCCACCTGGTGTAGTCTCTCCGATCCCGCCCACTAACAATGACGGATCGGAAGCCTTCGCCAGTAGTGGGTTTTTTGGTAGCTATAACTTAGACATCGAAGGTCTCTATCGTAATGAGACAGACCTGATTAGAAGATACAGAACAATGGCACTCTATCCTGAGTGTGACAGTGCGATCGAAGATATTGTCAACGAAGCAATCGTTACAGATACTAATGACACTCCAGTTGCAATTGAGTTGTCTAACCTCAATGCAAGTGATAATATTAAAAAGATTGTTAGAGAAGAGTTCAGGTATATTCTAGAACTTTTAGATTTTGATAAGAAAGCTCATGAAATCTTCCGTAACTGGTATATTGACGGAAGACTCTATTACAATAAAGTAATTGATCAGAAGAATCCTCACGAAGGTATTCAGGAACTGAGATATATTGACGCAGCCAAGTGTAGGTATGTTCGTAAGCTGAAAAGAGAAGGAAAGGATAGTATTCAGTCAGCTCGTGATGACTTTGCCACATCGAATCAGCTCTCCTACAACTTCCCAGAAGTAGAAGAGTTCTTCATGTACACTCCCGATATGGGAACTGCACGTGCTGGTTATGGTGGTAATCCACAGAAAGCTATCAAGATGACTCGTGATTCTGTCACGTATTGTACCTCTGGTCTGGTTGATAGAAACAAAGGACTTACATTGTCCTGGATGCACAAGGCAATCAAACCTCTCAATCAGTTGATGATGATTGAGGATTCACTGGTTATCTACAGATTGTCAAGAGCACCAGAAAGAAGAATTTTCTACATCGACGTTGGTAATCTTCCTAAGATTAAGGCAGAACAATACCTGCGTGATGTCATGATGCGTTATAGAAACAAGATGGTCTATGACGCAAACACTGGTGAGATGAGAGATGACAAGAAGTTTATGTCCATGATGGAAGACTTCTGGCTCCCTCGTCGTGAAGGTGGTCGTGGTACAGAGATTACTACACTTCCCGGAGGTCAGAACCTTGGTGAAATCACTGACATCAATTACTTCCAGAGAAAACTCTACAGGTCATTGAATGTTCCTGAGACTAGAATCGAAGGAGAAGGTGGTTTCTCGCTGGGCCGTTCTTCTGAAATCTTGAGAGACGAAATTAAATTCTCCAAGTTTGTAGGAAGAATGAGAAAAAGGTTCTCAGCAATGTTCAATGACATGTTGAAGACCCAATTACTTCTTAAAAATGTGGTCACTCCTGAAGACTGGGAGTATATGGCTGATCATATTCAATATGACTTCCTGTATGATAACCACTTTGCAGAACTCAAGGATGCAGAACTTACAACTGAAAGACTGAACCTTGCACAACTTGCAGAACCATATGTCGGTAAGTATTACTCTGCTGACTATGTAAGAAGACAAATCCTCCGTCAGACTGACGAAGAGATTATCGAACAGGATGCATTGATTGAAAAGGAAATTGAGAATGGTGTCATTCCTGATCCTAACTCAATGATGGATCCCATGACTGGAGCACCAATGGCTCCTAATCCTTCATTGCCACCCCCAGCTCCACAACAAGCTGCCAACGCAATTCAGGCACCATCATCACCTAAGGACCCAGAAGCTCCTAGTATGGAACCTAAGAAATCCAGACCCCCTGGTGGTGAAATCTAAATACATTTTGTAGAACTAACTATTTTTATGGAAGAACTCATGGATTTGCTCGTCACTGACGATGCAAACGCTTCACAAATCAGTGACAAAATCAAAGACGTTCTGTTTGCTAAAAGTGCTCAAAGCATCGAAGCAATCAGACCTAACGTAGCTGCTTCTATCTTCGACGATCCTACTGCTGAGGTTGAGGATGATGTAGAAGACGAAGTTGATGAAGTTGAAGCTTCTTACGACGAGGCTGACGAAGAGGTTGAAGAGGCCGACGAAGAAGAATAATAAATAAGTATTATAGAACTATGGAAACATAATGTCAAACGTTAGGCCCGTTGGGATTAATAGTACCGTTACAACGAGTACGTCATCCGTTCAAACGTCTGCGTTCCAGCAACAGTCTGATTCGGTCAGGATCCTTGCTGAAGATGCGGGTGTGTATGTAGCTACAGGACCCAATCCTACTGCAACCAATGAAAACTATTACGTTGGTCTGCAGGGATCTGGAACTGTATCGCTCGGACCTGTGAGATCACAGCCTGTTGTAGGAATTACTACTGGTAATCCTACAATCCTTCAATTCCAGGAAGGTACAGGAACTGCATTTGAAGTCGGTGATGCCGTTACATTGAGAGTTATCGGACAATCAACATTTGATTTCGATCATAAACTTGTGACGTTTGTCAATAATACAGCCAACTTTGATGGGTCGTTTAGTACTCAAATCAAAGTTGATTATGACTCCAGCTCTGTCACCGCTGTTCTCCAAAGTCCTAACACTGCTATCTTAAGAAAGTCTTTCAAGGTTGCAGTTAAGACTGAGAGTGGAACTGGTAAAGCTTACATCCAACAAGTACAAAGATCCTGAGAACAATGAAACTAATCAGAGAAGAAATCGAATCGGTTGAATTTATCGTTGAGTCAAAGAACGGTAAGAAGTCGATGTTTATTGAAGGTATCTTCCTCCAGGGAGACATCTGCAATAGAAATGGTAGAATGTATCAGATGGATACCCTGAGAAAGGAAGTCCAAAGATATAACGAAAACCACATTCAATCTGGGAGGGCTCTTGGAGAACTCGGACATCCAGATGG